CACGGCCAACAGCCAAGGCATCAGCTTCAGCGGAGCCAGCGGAACATGGGTGCAAGCAACGGCATCAACATCACAAGCCTACCGCGCCGTGGCCATCGTGCCGTCTACGCACAACAGCAGCATCTCGTCATTGAGTCCGCAATTTGAGGTTGGCGTCGGGCCATCGGGCAGCGAGCAAACTTTTGGCGTCACCATCGTCAACTACAACTCCAATGAGTTCGTGCAGTCCTCGCCGCCTTATCTATCGCTCTTTGGCCGCAACATTCCGAGCGGTTCCCGCCTCGCCGTGAAACACAACATCACTGCCAACCCCGACCGCTACGGCTTCACCCTCATCGGCATCCCCTAAAATGCAAAACTGGCACCTCCTTTATAACACCACGACCGGCGAGTCCGTCAGCATCGGCACCGTCATCGCCGATCCGCTTCCGGAAGGCATCACCGCGCTCCCGCTCACCGACGCCGAAGGCGAAGGACTGCAAAACGGCAGCCTGCGATGGGACGCAGCCAGCCGCAGCTTGATCGCTACGCCGCCGCCCGCCGTCACCGCCGAAGAACACCTCCGCAGTGTCGGCCTCGCAGGCGACCGCCAGCCCACACTTTTGTATCTGCGCCAGTCCCTCACCGCCGCAGGCAAGACCTGCGCCGAGCTGGACGCCGTCGAAGCCTACTTGCAGCAAGTCCTCACCATGTTCGCCGCCAATCCGGCGCCGCAAGCATCGTGGCCGAATCCCAGCGTCACTTTTGAAGCCGCCGTGCAGTCCGCCATGAACGCACTCAACAGCTAATGCGCACAGTCACTCTACAATCCATCCTCCTCCGCGCATGGCAACGTGTCGGCAACGACGCCAGCACCATCGACGCCATCCCATCCGGCGCAAGAACCATGATGGTCGCAGCCGCCAACGAACGCATCGCCGACTGCTGGGAGTGGGCCGATTGGCCTGAGCTTATGCGCGTCGAAGAACGCACCGTCGAAGGCGACGAGACCAATGGCTACTTCATCCCCTACGAGCAGAGCGGCCAGACAGCCATGGGGCAAGTGTTTGGCGTCCTCCGCGACTCGCCCGCGACCCACGTAGCTCCGCGCGCCATTGGCTATACGCTCCTCGGCGACAACGTGAGATTCCCGCAGAGCACCGACCTGCCAACCACCGTCTGGGTCAACTACCGCATCCGCCCGACCGAGTACAGCGCGAGCAACCTGTCGGCGACAGTGCCTAGCGTCATCGCAAAAGCAGTCGCACTCATGCTGACCTCGGACCTGCTCACAGAAGACGGCCAGCTCGACAAGGCACTCGCCATGGAACAGATGGCCGAGTCCGAGCTGATCTCCCAGCGCGACAAATACTATTTCCAACAGGGCCAGCCATCCACATGGACCGCTCGCGTCAACCAATACTAATCCTATGAACCCTAACGTCAGAACAACGAACAAAGCCAACGGCGTCCGCCTCATCTCGGACACCACGGCTGTCACCGGAAACTTCAGCGCCGTCCAAAGCCTCGACGCAGCGACCAAGTTCCACACGCTCGCAGGCAACCAGACCAACGTGGCAAGCACGACCAGCGGAAGCGCCTATGCGTTCCCTGTCGGCACCGCCATCGAAGGCAGCTTCACCGAGATCAAACTGCACGCCGGTGCTGTGCTTGCCTACTTGAAGTAACGCATTTGAGGAGCCGCGCGATGAGCCTGTCCTATTTTCATCACAACTTCAGCACGACGGAAAAAGGTGTCATTGGCACGGCTACGTCTATCGGCTCCTCGGCGTTTTCTATGCTGCCCCATTTGGAGACGACTCTCAGGGTCGCCGGACTTTGTGTCGGCCTTGCGGTCGGCATCGTCACCTTAATTTCGGTCCTTCACGACCTACGCAAAAAACAGAAAGCAAACAAATGAGAAACTGGAAAACAAACCTGCTCGGAGCACTCACTATCATCGCCAGCTTGTCCACGGCCGGACGCGAATTTCTGGCCAGCGGCACAATCCCTGACCTCGGCCTCATCGCCGCGAGCCTGCTCGCCGGTTGGGGCTTGATCGTTGCCAAGGACAATAACGCAAGACTCTGACTCCATGCCCGCCCGCGCCACAAAACTCATTGCGTGTGCGATCCTCGCCGCGAGCTGGGCTGCTCTTGCGGCTGGCTGCGTGACGGTCGGCTATGACTTCTTGAAGCAGCAGGCCACCGTCACCGTCAACCCGCCGCCCAAAGGCCACGCTAAGTAAGCGCATGTGGAAGTGGATCAAGAGACTATTTGGAAAGCCGTCCGCGACTGGCCCAGCGCCAGCCTCGCCGAGCTTGCCATTAGAATCCACAACCGTCTCCACACCCGCAGTCAGCAAAACCTACGACGAACGCAGGCTGAACACCCCGAACAAAAGCGGCAGACCCATCACGCCGACCATGATTGTCCTGCATCATACCAGCGGGAGCTATAACGGCAGCGTGAGCTGGTGCATGAACCCCGAAAGCAAAGTGAGTTACCACGTCATCATCGCCAGAAACGGCAACCGCACCGTCTTAGCCGACGACACGGCCCGCTGCTGGCATGCCGGTCTGTCGAGCTGGCAGGGCGTGCCGGACTGCAACAGCTACAGCCTCGGTGTGGCGTGGGACGGCGACACCTACAGCGACCCGCTCGGTGAAGACGCGATGGACAGCGCCATCCAATACATCGTGCCCCGCATGAAGAAGTGGCACATCCCAATGAGCCGCATCGTCACGCACCAGCAGATCGCCCCCAATCGCAAGAACGACATCTCTCCCGCCGACGCGGCGCGGTTCAAAAGCAGGCTGAAGGCAGCACTTAACTAATCAACGACTATGGCCAAAACAATCGCACAACTCACCGCGCTCGGCGCCACACCGGACGACAGCGACAACCTTGTTATTGACGACAGCGGCGTGACCAAAAAGGTTACGGCCGGACAGCTCAAGGGCGACTGCGTTCGTTCTGGGCAGAACAACGCTCTCAGCAGCACGGTCGCAACGCGCATCGGCACAAACGCCAATCAGCTTCTTGGATTCTGGAATGCTGCTCCGGTGGATCAACCGGCCCTGACCGCTGATCTTCTCGACAGCTTGCAGGAGGTTGGCCTCATCGCCTCTGGCGCTGGCGATACTCCGCTTAACCTGAGCGCTGGTCCGTTGACCTGCGGCGCCATCACGGCTGGCGCGGCTGGCGTGGCGTCCTTGGCGTCCACTGGTGCCGTGACCGCCGCTTCGGTCGCCGCCACAGGCGCGGTGACCAGCAGCGGAACCGCTGGCATCGGCTATGCGACAGGCGCAGGCGGGACGGTGACGCAAGCGACAAGCAGGACCACGGCGGTTCAGATAGATGATGTTTGCGGCAGCATCACGATGTTCAGCGCAGCGGGATCGACAACGGCGGCGACCTTTACGGTCAACAACTCCACGGTGGCCATTAACGACGTTGTCATCTTGAACCAGCGCAGCGGCACCAATCCCTACGAGTTCGTCGTGACGGCCGTTGCCGCAGGTTCTTTCAATATCAACTTCCGCACCATTAGCGGCACGGCGGTTGACGCTCCGGTCATCAACTTTGCCGTGATCAAGGCAGTCACTTCTTAATGGCATTAGAAAGTCCAGTGCAGCGCGACGGTGATCGCGGCTTTATCGGGTTTGCCTCGCGCATGAACCCGCTGACGCTGCCTGCCGGAATGTTGCAGGACTCGGTGAACATGCGACTGGAGCGCGGGACGGCGCAGACGCGCAAGGGCGCCAAGCGGTTGGCCAGCGACATCTCGGTGAGCGGCACGCCGCTGACGGTGCCGTTTATCTTGGAGCCAGCGCCGAACGAAAAGATCGTCCGCGCTGTCTACAGCGGCGGCATCTTTACTTCGGCCCTCATGCTTCTACCGGAAGAAAGCATCGGCACCGAGGCGGTGCTGCTGGCGGGACCGGACAGCGTTTTCACCTACATCACCGACAGCGCACTCGACATCACATCGGCCGGTGCGGCAGCCGTGCTGGCGGTCAGCGCCACGGAGAACCTCGTTACCGACACCAATGATGAACTGCTGGTCATTGCCCTGCCGCCTGAGATTAGCCTGCCGACCACGCCGGACGAGATCATCGAGCCGACCGACAAGGTTTCTATGCTTCAGGCTTACAATCGCCTGTATCTCTTCCGTGAGGCCGACCGCAATCAGGCCGGATGGGGAACTAATTTTACCAGCGCACAAGGCATTGAGGTCTCTGGCACTGTCGCAACTGTTTATGTGGACGCTCACGGCTACGAGCAAGGCGCCCGCGTCCGCATTGAGGGCGGTGCGGCGGCAGCCTTTGCGGGACACGAATACAACATCGCCTCGGTGATCGACGCTGATCGCTTTACCATTGAGGTGCCGAGCGGCACCCCAAGCGAAGCCGGTGCCAACACTCAGGTGCGCAGGGTTAAGCCGCCGCTCTACTGGGACGGCAACCCCGCCAACGATTTTATCCGCGCACCGGCCGGTGTGCCCGCCGAGGGACCGACCTACAAGCGTATGCGCTCGGTGCCGTGGGCGGCCTATGTCAACAACCGGCTGATCCTTCCAGACGGGCGCCAGAACGTAATGATTTCCGACGTGCTCGACCCCGATCTTTACGATCCGTTTTGGGCGTCGTTCCGCGTGGGCAAGGGCGGGAACGATTACATCGTGGCCGTGCATCCGTGGGTCGAGGGAACGGTTTTGGTCTTTTGCCGCAAGAGCATCTGGCTTGCAACGATTTCTCAGGTCGCAGCGACCGGAGGCAACGGCTTCGACATTGACTCAGCGGTGAGCAAATTGGAGCTGCTCACCGACGAGATCGGTTGCTCGGCGCGGCGGACCATCGTGACGGCGGGCAACTTCGTCTACTTTCTTTCCGACAGCGGCGTCTATCGCCTCGATGCGCGACTCGATCTCAAGCTGCGCGGAGACACCAAGCCTCTCAGCGACCCGATTGCCGACAAGCTGCAAACGCTCAACACCGATCTCATCGAGGACTCGGTCGCCGTCTACCAAGACAATCGCTACTACCTCGCCGTCCCGCTGGCTGACAGCACGGACAGCAACGACGGCGTGTTTATCTACAGCCAGCTCAACGAGCAGTGGGAAACGGAAGACATCTATGGCTTCGGCGTGAATAACTTCTTGGTCGGCAACGTGGCGGGCGAGCGGCGCATTATGATTACCAACCGCGCCGGATACCTCATGCTGCTCAACCAGCGCGAGGACGGCGACGACAGCCCCGACACCACAGTCAATGTCGTGTCGCCGGTTCCGGCCAGCATCCGCACCCGCCGCTACGACTTCGGCGACATGCACTCCAAGCGGTTCCTTCGCACGATTGCCGATGTGGTCATTCCGGCTGGGGCGAGCATTACGACCAAGATCAAAACGATCAACCCCGACGTGGAGGACGCCACTATCGGCACGCTGACCAACACTTCCGGCGGTCTGGAGGACTACAACGCCAAGTCACCGATCCGCTACAAGGCTCACGCCGCCGAGATACTTTACGAGACAAACAACGGTCGGCCAGAAATCCGTGGGGCCAGCATTGAAGCATCGCCCAAGAGCAACCCGCCGACTGAGACACGCAACGCAGCTTAACAACTAAGGAGCAAAATCATGGCAACTGTAACAGCAAGCAAAACATGGGTGAGCGGCGAGACCGTAACCCCAGCCGGACTTAACCTAACCGCAGCACCAACCGTGGCGTTCAGCACCGCCGCCGACACGGACGACGCCACGCTGGAAGTAAGCGGTGGAAAATTTCGCGTCAAAGACGGCGGGGTGACCAACGCAAAGCTCGCCACCGGCATTGACGCCAGCAAGCTCACGACCGGCACGCTGCCGATTGCGCGTGTTGCAGATGCGGCGGTGACACCGGCAAAGCTGTCGCAGCCACTAACCCTGCGCACAGCAGTCCCAACAACTTCGGGAACCTCGATAGATTTTACCGACATTCCTTCGTGGG